ATGAGTGTGTTTTCTAATGGATTGGTTGGTATAGGAACTATTAATCCCGGAAAACAATTAGAAATTAATAGTACAACTGGTGATTGTATGAGACTAACCTATAATGACGCAGATGGTGGTGCTATAAATTATACTGATTTGTTAGTTAGTGCTACTGGAGATTTAACTATAACACCATCTGGTGGTGATACTACCATTACTGGAAATTTAGCAACTACTTTATCAACAGCTGCACAGCCTAATATTACAAGTTTAGGAACATTAACTGGATTAAATATATCAGGTTTGACATTACTTGGTGATTTAGATGGAGCGACGGGGCGAGCAAGAATTACTTCTGATAGTGGAGTATTATATTTTCAAACAGGAATAGCTGATACCTCTGGTAGTTCTTCTGACTTCTTTATTGGCAATTACCAACAAACATCTGATATAAGTACAAGAAAGTTTATGATTAAAGCAAATGGTAATGTTGGTATTGGTATAGATAGCCCAGATACTAACTTACATATTAAAAATTCAATATCATCTACAACAAATCCTATATTTGCATTACAAGGAACTGGTACTGCTGGAGATGGTCTATCTATAGATTTTAAAAACACTTCAAGTGGTACTACTAGTGCTAGAATTAACAATTATAGGTATGATACATCTGATATCGGATTAGTATTTTCTCATTGGAACAGCGGTCTAGTTGAAACTATGGTCTTAAGAAATGGTAATGTTGGTATTGGTACAAATGATCCATCGGCTGACTTAGAGGTTAATCAAACAACGCCAGAGATTCGTTTAACCGATAACAGAAGCTCTATATCAAGTGGTAATGACTTGGGTAAAATATCTTGGTATTCTAGAGATGTGTCGTTCGGTAGTGATTATGAACCAGTTGCACAAATTAAAATAATTGCTAATAATTCAACAGTAGCACCAGATGGTGATATGTATTTTCTAACTGCAATTGATGGGGTATTATCAACTGCTATGGTAATAGATATACTTGGTGATGTTATAATCGGTGGGACTAACACAGGAAGTAGATTACACATCAAACAAAGAGTGAATTCAGATGTCGGTGGTATTAAATTAGAAAATATAGCTGGTGATGGTATATGGAGTATTTATACATCTGTCTCAAATAATTTATTATTTACAGAAGGGGCATCTACTCGTGGCTTCTTAGCAACTGGCGTCAATGTATCTAATATAGATTTTACTGGACAACATAGATCGATAACTAATAACTCTGATATTAATAATAATGTAATAAATTATGTAGGGTTGATTGTATCATCTACTGGTATATATAATAATATCAATAATGGCAATTTATATATAAATGAAGCACTACCGATTGTTGATATAACCAATACATATCAAGATAAAAAGGTTTTCGGTGTAATATCAGATAGAGAAGATGATGGCGATAGGACATACACACAGGGTACATTTGTTTCTGTAATAGAAAAAGTAAATGGTGATGAAAGATTGATTATTAATAGTGTTGGAGAAGGAATGATATGGATTTGTGATAAAAATAATGTTATAGAAAATGGTGATTTAATAGTATCGGCAGGTGTTGGCGGTTATGGATGTACACAGGATTCTATATTCATATGTAATTATACTGTAGGAAAAATTACACAAGATTGTGATTTTTCAACACCGGAAAGATATATTGATTTATCTGGAAATATTATTACACAAGCAACATATGAGCTAGATACTACCAATGGTTATAAGTGTAATTTTGTAGGTTGTGTTTATTACTGTGGGTAGAATCATAACAAAAAAAATATTTAGAATTATTATAAGTTTAAACTTAATTCTCTATTTTCTTTTTCAAGTATTTTATTATAAATTTTATATTCTTTAACTAATTCATTAATATCATTTATCCATAATTGTTTGATTGTTATTTTTAATAAATTATCAAATTCTATTTTTTTATTATTAAATTCATTTTGTAATTTTTTTGAATTCTCTAATGTTAAAGTTCTAATTCTTAAATTAATCAAGTAATCATAACAATATTCTTTATCACTATTTTTAAATTTATCAAATTTTAAAGTTGTTAATTGTCTATTTAATTCATCATCAGAAATATTTGTTATTTTGATATCCTCTTTCGTAATTAATTTAATAAATCTAACTTTATTTTTAAGAATATTCATTTCTAACTCCAAATTAGATAATATATAATCTTTTCGTTTTTGATAATATTCTAATCTAAATGTATAGAAATAATCTAATATTTCATAAATATCATCATATTTTTTAATATTACCATCTTTATCAAATAGATACATATTATTCTCAGATATATTACTTACTAGTTTAAACTTTTTGTATATCCATTCTCTTCCTTCTGTATTATTATCTCTTTCATTTAATTCTTTAAAAAATCTTTCTTCAAAGTATAATTTGAAATATACAGATACAGGACTTACTTTTGAATCATTAAAGTCTTTTATACATTGTTCTTTAATTTTTACTTTATCAGCTGTTTTATCAAATAATAATGTTTCTATAAATTCTTTATATTTTTTGGTCCAAGTTCCAATTGGTAGTTCTGTGATTGTCATAGACAAATCTTTATTATCTAATATATATTTTCCATAAACTTTATACTTATTTTTCTCAAGTTTATTTTTAATGATATCTCCAGTAAATAATCTATAATTAGGATTAATTATAGGTAATTTTTTATTATTTAGTTTAGCTATCATATATACAGCAATATCTTCTAATTTATGTGGTAATACATTTGTTGAAAATCCAGTACCAATACCCAATGACCCATTTATTAAAATATTTGGGAGACAGGGTAAAAACCACTCGGGTTCTATACTCTGTCCTTCTTCTATTTGATATTTTAATAATGGTTTATCATTATTATTAAATAATTTATTTGTTAAAGGATGTATATTTGTATATATATATCTTTCAGATGCGTGATCCGAACCACCACTTAATCTTGTTCCGAATGCTCCAAATGGTGATAATAGATTTAAATTATTTGAACCTACATAATTTTGTGACATATTGATAATAGTATCAAATATAGACTTTTCTCCATGATGATAGCTGGTTTTTTCAGCTACTTTAGCTCCAAATTGTGCCACTTTAATTTCTTTTGTACTACTTGCTATATATTCAAATCCAGTATGTAATATTTTTCTTTGGGTCGGTTTAAGACCATCTACTATACTTGGTATAGAACGCTGTGTATCATAATATGAAAAATGTATTAGTTCTTTATTAATAAAATCACTTACTGGAATTTGTTTTTCTTTTTGTGTAATAATATTTTGTTTATCATAATTTAATAACCATTTCTTTCTATCATCAGCTAATTTTTTATTAAATCCAAGATTAATATTTTTTTCTATATCAACATCGGCAATATATGTAATTAACTTTTCACAAAAATCAGTAAAAGAATTTTTTGCATCTTTTGATGTAGATGTTCCCAGTCCCTTATAATATTTAAAGGACCAACCTTTAATATTATTATTTTCTTTCCAATTTTCAAATTCAGTTAATGTAAAGAATTCTAAAACTTCATTTCTTTTTGTTGCTTTTACAATAGATGTAGCAAAAGAGCATATAAATCCTAATTCTATTAATTCAGGCCAAAACGTAGAAATCATATTAATAATCAACCCAGTTATATGTGAGCCATCAACATCAGAATCAGTTAGAAGTATAATTCCCCCATATCTTAAATCACTTAGAGATAAATATTTGTGTCCGTGTTTTAGACCAATAATTTCTTTTAAATGTGTAATTTCTTCATTATTATTAATTTTAGTAGAAGATTGATCTCTTACATTTAGTAATTTTCCCTTAAGAGGAAATACACCATATTTTTGCCTACCAATTTTACTTAGTCCAGCTATAGCATATGTAGAGGCACTTAAACCCTCAGTCAAGAACAATTTACATTGTTCTGATTTTCCAGTTCCAGCCCATTCAGCATCATCCAAATTTGGAATCTTTACTCTTTTCTTTTTACTTCCATTATTTTTCTTTAAATTTTGAATTTCTTTAAATTGTGAAAATTCTAACACTTCTTTATCAATACCCGTTTTCATCATACCTTTTAGGAATTTATCAGTGATATTAAATGTAGAACCGAATGAACTTTGTTTTGTTTTTAAAATTTCTTTAGTCTGTGAATTAAATTCTGGATTTTCAATAAATGCTTTTACAAATATAAACATCTTATCCTTTATATATCCAGATTTGATATCTATTTTCTTTTTTTCTAATTTTTTTAGAAATTCGTTATATACTAATCTACTAACATAATCGACATGCGTTCCATTAAGATTAGTACATATACCATTTACAAATGATACTGATTGAAAACCATTATTACTTAATAATAAACCAACTGACCATCTTGTATTAGATTCCTCATCTACAATAATTTTCTTTTCTATAATATCATCTTCCGATAAATATAATTTAATATAATCCTCAAATTTTTTAATTAAAATCTTTTCATCATTATAATAAACAGAAACATTTTTAGATGTATTGGCAGCAATGTCATAAACTCGTTTTTTAAATAAACTAATCATATCATCAGATAATTCAGTTATACCAAATCTAATTAAGTCTGGTATAAATGTAATAGATGTAGAACCTTTTTTTTTACAGGATTTAATTTCTGGAACTGATTTATTATTAATATTATCACTCCACGTCATACTAAATGATTTTTTCCTTTCATCATCAATAGTTTCTAATATAAATTCTTTAGAAAATATATTTGTTAATTTAGCACCAAGCCCGTTTTGACCTCCTACAATTTTTTTCTCATCTTTATTATAATTACTTGAAGTAAATAAATGCCCGAAAATCATTTCTGGAATCCATAGCTTATACTCATCTTTCATCATAATTGGAATACCTTTTCCATTATTTTGAATACAGATTGAATTTTTTTTCTTATCAATATTAACCTTAATAATATTTGTCCCAGTATCACTTCTTATAGTTTGATCAAATGAATTAAGTAATATTTCATTATAAATTCTACTTAATCCGTGATTCATTAATATATTCTTTTTTATTATTTTATTATTTTCATTATCAAAAATATACATATCTTCCTCTACAGATTCTGTAGAACCGATATACATTGCTGGTCTATCTAAAATATGCTCAAGTTGAGTTTTTTTTTCATATTTATCAGTAATTTTTTTATCATTTTTAGGAGTCATTTATACTTTAATTATTGATATAATTTATTTTTAATTCAAATTTAAATCAAATTTAAATCACATAAACTGTATCAAACATTATATCAAATATATATAATACAAACTGTCTATATATATTATCTTCTTTGTTTTTATTTTTTATTGTATTAATATAAAATTCTTTTCTAAATTTTTTTAAAGTATTTTTCTCTAATTCATTTAAATTTTTCTCTATTAATATTTCTTTAAAAGTATTCTTTTCTTCATTAATTAATTCATATAATTTTTTTATAATATCAGAATATTCAGATTCATATATAGAATCACATTCCATACAATAAGTATTTTCACACATAATAACCTGTCTTATTATAGTATTGCTATAAAAATCTATAGTAAATGTATGGCCACATTTTAATTTAACTACACGCTCTCTAAAATTATCACTTACATTAATAGTTTTTGACATATTATATAATTACTAAATATATAAAAAATATTATTTATGTAAAAAATTGATTATATAATTAATAATCATATATTTAGAATTATATATAACATTATAATATGAATCATACACAGAAATATAATATTATATTTAAACACAATGTGTTTAAAAAAAAATAAATATAAAATGTAATTTATGTAGAGTTTTATATATAGAAGTAAAAAATAATATATAAAAATTGTTGTAAAATAGAAAATAAGTTATATGATTCAAAAGATTCATACAACTTATATGATTCAAAAGATTCATACAACTTAATTAATAGATATGTATAAATTTATTTTTTTTTAATATTTTGTTTTTAATTTAAAATCAATATCATATCTTTCCATTGTATTATTGACCCAGTTTTTTAAATAATCACTTGATGATGCGCGTTTGTGAGAACCACCAACCTCATATTCCATATGGATACTTTTATTTAAATACTTATCAACGTATTCTTGCTCTGGTGTAGAATCTTGTGATCTATCACCACCATTTGCGAATATTAATTTAATAGTTCCAGCACTTACTTCATCTTTATATTTATTATATATATCTTGTAATAATTGACAAGCAGTTCCATCAGAATCTTCAAATGCTAATACTTCATCAACTGCTTTTAAATTACTACAAATATCCATTCTGTCAGATAAGTTCATAAAACATTGTTGCTTTTTTTTCATTACACCACATTCATCAGAATTTATACCAACAATTAAATAATCTCCAAGTTTTTTCGCTTCATTAAATAATAAAGTATGGTTTGGACCAAGTGGATCAAAAAATCCAGATACTATAACTATTGTTTTTTTATAAGTAAATGGATAATTAATAATATCATAAGTAAATTGTAAAATTGATTCCATATTTATTATTAGTTTTTTTATATAAATATAAAAAAACGAATCAATTTTTTTTTAACTTACGTATAATATTTTGTAATTTAATTAAAGATTTATAGATAATATCAGTTAATTCAATTAAATTATCATCAATATAACAACAGTCTAACATTTCTCTATTAATTTGATCAGATGAATTTTTACACACTTTACAGATATAAATATTTTGTTTGACCATTTTTTATAATAATTTAAAATAACGAATCAATTTTTTAATAAGAATATTCTTTTTAAAAATGATGAGTTAATATTATAACTTGGTGGGTCAAATGTAAAATTACCTCTTAATAATTCTGGAGTAATTACCATACCAGAATTAGAGCAATTATCATTTGCTAAAAATAATATCCTGAACCATATACCAGGTGATGGGTAATTTGCATGACTTGCTCTACTTACAAAAATTTTTAAGTCTCCATTTTCATTTTTTTTACATTTATCCCAAGATAGCCACCTCCCTTCATTTTTATGTGCAGAAAAATATACATATTTAGGTTTATTAGTATCTATATCAAATAATATCTTAACCCTTTCTATATCATATTCATGAAATCCTAAACATTCATTCTCCGGAAACTGTGATTTTCCAAATCCAATTGCGCCATTATATAAATAATATATTTGATATGATATACTTTGATATTCTTCATTATTATATATATAATTATTATCAATATTATAATAAATATTAAAATTATTTTTTATTAGTTGGAAATTATCAGTACATGGAAAATAAATTTCTCGTTTGTGGAAATTTAGTTCTAATTTTATTAAATCCATTTTAAATAATATATAAAAATATATATTTAAATATATGTATTTAATATTAATTTAAATATTATTATTATTATTATTATATAAGTAAAATATGAATAATGTTAGTAATGAATTTAAATATATGCAAATAACTGATCAAAAACTAAGATCCAATATATTACACTTAGAAAACATTAATATATTAGCAAATAAATTAGTAGATAAACTAAATATTGAAAAATTAAGAAACGATCAGACACAACATTTTTTATTATTTATTAGACAATTAAATTATAAATCATTTAATGAAAACTTTACTGGAAAAGATAAGATAGATGATATAAATAATAAAATTATAAACATTTATGTTAATAAAATTAAAAGTAAAGAAGAGCAAATTGATACTCATGAAATTTTAAAAACAGAAATTAATAATATGGGTAAGGCAAGAGATTCATATGCAGCATATTCTGGTGCAGTTGCAAAACCTGATTCAAAGAAAGTGTCCCCAGAACCTAAACAAAATACACAAGTGACATCTGGACCACCTAGACAATCCATAACTAATTTAACTACAGAACAGTTGATTAACTTTACTAAAATTGCAAATTTTGAATCACTATGGAAAGATAGTTATATTATAATTGATTCACGGTATAGAAGTTTAGCTAATAATAACCCCAAGGAGATAGAATTTAATGTTATACAAAATACTAAAATAAAAATTCCAGGGTCAGGTAATATTTATGCCCATGGTGACACGAGACAAATAGTTCAAATGGAAATTTTTCCATTTTCAATACCATATAATGCCATTGCTGATAATTTCTATAATAAAATTACGATGTCTATAAAGGAAATGCTACCAATTTCGTTTGAAGCTTATGAAGATTCACAATTTCACTTTATGTTTAATTCAGTAGAGGATGGAAATTTAATTAAATTAGAACCTCTGAATTCTGTATTTAAATTTTATAAACCAATTACACATATTGGTGGGTCTTTTACATTACGATTTGGAGCACCATTCGCTCCTATAATATTTGATAAAGATAGACTAGATAGTTTAAGTATTAATTACACATCAGACCCTATGGAAATACAATTTTCAGAAGATCATAATTTAATCACAGGTGATTTGGTATATATTGATGACTTTAGTACATTAAATCTTGCCGCTGATGATACTATAATTAATACTATTAATCGCGTAGAGGGTCATTTATCTACAAGAATTAATAATACAACCATATCTATAAATATTAACGCAAACTTAATTACTAATCCAGATTTGAATCATAGTAGCACTGTTTATCTTGGTTCAAAGAGAATTTTTATTCCTATGAGATTAACATATTTATTATCATCTGTTTCTAATGATGTATAATATTATTTAATAATTTATCTTATCAAAAAAATAATAATTTTCTATTTATAATTAATTGATATGATTTTCTATTTATAATTAATTGATATGATTTTCTATTTATAATTAATTGATATGATTTTCTATTTATAATTAATTGATATGATTTTCTATTTCACTTTTAATATAACTTTTATCTAAGTAAAATAAATAGAAATTATATTTATCACATTTTTTTGGATGTGTAATATTTCCATTTATTATATTAAATTTAGCTTTATAATTTAAATTAGATATGAGATTAATTAATTTATCATATAGTTCGTTTTTATGAAAATCAATATTTAATTCAGAGAAGAATTCTATTAATAAGTCTCTATTAAAATTATATGTATAATGATTTCTTGATGGTGATATAAATTTTGGATATTTTTCACATAAATAATTTACTATTTTTTGGCACAATTCTTTTTTTACCAAATTATCAGAATCTAAGTAGATACTTGGTATAGAAATTGATTTATTAATATTTAAAAATTCTTCTATAATAATATTCTCATCATTTGAATAATTAATATGTAAAATTAAATCTATATTTCTATTTAATTTAATGGCAGCATCATATCTATGTAATCCATCTGTTATATGATATTTTCCACTATTATACCACACATAAATTATTCCTGGAATAATTTTAACATTATTCTTTCTATAGTATTTTACAATATCATCAATTCTTGTTTTACAAGCAGGTCTATTTTTTGACCAATTTACAACACCGAAATTATTTTTTAGAGTATTGATATCAATCTTGATTAATTTAAATTTACCAGTTTCTTTACTTATAACTTTAAAATGTTTATCCTTTGAATCTATTTTTTGTTTTAATTTTTTGTTTATTTTTTCAAGTTCATTATATTTATCTTCAAGTTCTTTATATTTAATATTTTTATTTTCAAGTTCATTACATTTATTTTCAAGTTCATTATATTTATTTTCAATGTATTTAATTTCAATCTCACTTTCATTTTCACTCTCACTTTCACTTTCACTTTCAACTTTAATATCTCTCCATCCGTTGTTAAATAATTTAGATATCATGCTCATTTTATTTATATATATGTTAATTTGTTTTAATTTATAATATTAAAAAAAAATAAATCAATTTTTTATATTATAATTATTTAGCATTTGGCCCTTTCCACATTACCGAAATCTTCTTCATACGTTCTTTAAATGGTAGAGCTTGGATTTCAGCTGTGCCCATATGTTTCTTGACATATTTTTGCCATTCTGATAATTTACGCTTAGGTGCTTCTTTTTTTACGGCTTTAGGTGGCATGATTTTTTAATTTAGTAATACTATATACTAAATAATATAAAATAATATTATTTAATTATTTAATATTACTAATAATTTTTTCCACTATGGCACTATTTTCTAAAGGAATGTATCCATCTGATATGTCGTCATAATAATAAATATTCTGATGATTTTTAATATCATAATAATACTTCTTGCCGTTTAATATAACCTCTTCTGTAGTTATCTTTTCTTCAGATTGGCATTTATTTGGAATTTCTAAATCCAATTGGAAGTCGTCATAATATAGACGCTCATTAGTTGGTTTACATGAGAAGCAGTTGAAATTAATTTTCTTGTTAAAATACTGACATTCTATTGATACCTCAGCCAAGACTTGTAAAATTTTATCATTTAGTTCTTTTGCCTTAATACTTTTTTCGAATAAATATATATCAGTAGGTTTTTCTATATCTAAATCCTTCTTCTTTAATTTCTTACCCTCTTTTTTTGCATTTTCTATTATTACTTTAAACTTAGATTGTTGTTCTTCTATATAATATTTATTATATGCCGATAAATAAATAAATACACTTACATTTCTATCTTTTTCAGTAAGTTCATCATGACTCTTATATCGAATTGCTCGTGATTCTACTTGATGAATTCTAGCATAATTCCAGTACGGCTCCATTATATGGACATGTCTAACATTTTTTAAATCTAAACCTTCTGAACCAGCAGAACTAATTAATAATACAGAAATTAATTTACCATCTATATTATCTTTGCTATTATAAATTTTCAATATTTCATCCTTTTCTTCTAAACTTTTTGATCCTGTATAATAAGCATAATTTTTATAATAATTTTTAACATTGTTTTCATATTGTTTATAACCATGTAAGATTAATATATCTCCCAAAACATCTAATCCATTTTTTAAAAATGAAGAATATACCAAACCTAATTGCTTCGGGAACTTTTGAATATTTTCATACATTTTTTTTAATTTTGGAGCGTATATATGTAAATTTTCTAATTCTAGTTTTTCATTTGTTAAATATGCGTTAGATATCTGTCGAGTCTTTATTCTATAGCTTGTTGATATAGAAGATTGTTCTTTATTGATGCCACCGCCAACAAATAAACTACCTTCTTTTTTCTCAATATCCCGCAATTTAACATATTCCATATTTTGTAATTTAGACATTTCTATTTTTTCTATTATTAATGGTAATTTTATAGGAAAATTTTCTTTTTTATTTGAAGATTCTTTTAGACTCTTAATAAATGGTT